CTTTAATATCTACTGAGGAAAATGTTTCGACGTCTATAAAAAGATTTTTTGCCATTATTTCTTTATTTGATATTATAAAATTAGGAGTATAGGCGGGACTCGAACCCACATTTACTTGGTTTCCACAGACGGTTTCCGAAGTAAGTTTTACCATTAAACTACTATACTCATTGATGCAGAAAGGAAATTACATCATATCATCATCCTGAATAGCATTATCTCCACCGAAATCTTCTTCAGCTGTTGAGCCACCAGCTAACATCTCTCCATCTTCGAGCTTTTGAAGGTTGTTCAATCCAGCAGCAATACCTTTGGATGAAACATTGAAAGCATAGAAGTTGATTGAAGCGCGACCATAACAACCTGAATAGAACTCGTCTCTGCTCATGATTGGATTGAGTGAGCGGTCCACAATGCTCGGCTGACGCATCGAGTTTGCATTGATGAAATAGTGGTCCTCAAATGCTGGGTCATCCGGACGTTCTTCATCGCCATCGCGTAGAGGCAATTTGAGGTTTGCTGGGATACGGCCATTCTTATCTGCGAGTTTTGCCTTACCTGCTTCCTTTGCAGCTTCTATGGCTTTCTTGATTTTGTCAATAGTAGCCGTATCGCTCTTAGGAATAAGAACGCAGATATTATACTTAGGAGTATCGTCCTCATTCATAGCTGTGGGCTCGAACACGTTTACATAGCAAAATCTTACTTTGCCAGTTACAACCTTGGTTGAATTTACTTGATTACTCATTATCTTTTAATTTAAGTTGTTATTATTCTTTGAAATCTAGTTGTGCTTGAGCATATCCCATTGCTGGTCTCTTGTCTTCAAGCGGTACAAGAGTAGGTTTGCCTTGTGGCTTGATAACCACATCTGAGAGTATTTCCTCAAAACGCTTTTTGCCTACTAGCTTCTCAATAGAAGTAATTGGTTTAAGCTTCATATTGAAAATCTCATCTTCTGAAAGTTCAGGGCAACGTGCAAAAATTGCATTAGAAGCTTGGTCTTCGTCAACCCATTTGCGTCGACTAATTCCTTCAACTAATTTAAGCCCCGGCCATTGCTTATTCTCGTTAATCGCTTTAGTTTGTGCATATTCTGTTATTGAATCAGCCCATTCTATAAGCTTAGGCACGCGCTTAACTATATCAGCAATCTCATCATCGGTTAACAACTCTGGGTCTGCGAATTCGTGTTGTGCAATTTCGAGTTGTTGCTCATAAAGCTTACGACACTGATTACGCACAGCACAAAATCTACACCAATCTCCAGCATTGAGTTCTCCTTTACCTTCAAAAGCAAGTTCAGCTCTTGGTCTAAGCTCCTCTTCTGCCCATCTGCGGAGTTCTTCAACAGATATTTGCCAACTTGATATGTTGTTAATGCGAGGCTGTATAATGGTCAATCGCACTTCCGTTATATCGTACATTGTATCATATTTCTGCAAAGCTCCAAGCCCATAAAGCATAAGTTGCTTATTCCATTCAGCATATACTGGAACACCTTTTCCATATTTTAAGTCAATAACTTCCATAAGATTGTCATTGATAACAACACAGTCAGCTGTTCCAAAGCTTTCAGGCACATATTCTGTCAAATCGAGTTTCTGCTCAATTTCCATGACGGCTAACGGATTTTCAGTTTTTGCTTCAGCTAATTGTTCTGAGCAATAATCCGTATAGATAGGTACAACTTCAAGCATTTCCTCGCTGAACAGGTCATTTGCCATTATCTCTTCGAGCCTTTGGTCAAAGTCTTGCTCACTAATGCTGTTAAGTGTATCTTTTCTCAGGTAAAGCTCTGAGAGCTCATGAGCTAATGTACCTTCTTCTGCATATACCGAAGACTTCTTTTCTCCGTATTCATCTTCAAGCTTGGCAGACGGAGTACAATTCAGCCATCTTCCTGCTCCAGAAGCCGAGAGGAGTGCATGACTCCTCTGACTATGTTTCTGTGGTTTAGTACTACTTGTCGCTTGAGCCATATTCTTTTATCAATTTTGCCAAATAACGGCATTTAATAGCACACTGAGCATAAAGCTCTGGATTTTCTCTGCGAAACTTCTGAGCTGCTTTTTGCAATTTCTTTGTACTCGACATAATTACAGTGACTCTAAGAAGTTATACATTTCATCATACTTAGCTGGGTCAAGCCTTGTTACACTCGGGGCTCCAAGCTCATTGAGTTTCTGCTTGATTACGTCGCGATGCTCATTGACCTTCTTTGCAAGCATTCCGCGAACATCCTCAATGCTCTTAGAGGCAGAAGAAGCAGCCGGAGCAGCAGGTGCTGAAGGAGCAGGCTCGGCAGCGCTCTGAGTCTGGGCAGGTGCCGCAGGCTGAGGAGTAGGTTTTGTGGGAGCCGGCTTTGCTAGCGCAGCAGGTTTAGAAGCCGGAGCAGCAGGTGCTGAAGGAGCAATAGCATTACCAAACAATGAAGTTAAAAACTTCTGCGTATTTTCAGACAGGTTTACGCTAACCTCAACAGAAATTTTAATGGTTTCCATTTTCGTGATTTTTAATGAAGTTATCTAAATAGTTAATAAACTCACTTACTGTCATATCTGGTACGTTTGAGAGCTTTTGGTGGATAAGCTCATTATTCTTATATATAGATACGTACACGCCTTTATAATTCAGCTTTACTTTATACTCGCCTTTCAGCATTGTTAGGCATCCATCTTCAGATGAACCTTTCCAAGTATTTGCTGAAAACAAATCAGTTACTAACACGCCAATATGATTGGCCAATCGCTCTAACTGTATAACATCCAAATTGGCTTCACCCTTTAACACACGGTCAAATGCCTGTTTCGGATATTTAACAGTAGGAAATAACACCTTCGCTAAATCTTCCGTATTTAGCTTGTAGTGCTCAATTACATTACTTATATTAAACTGTTCCATATTTTGGTGAATTTTATTTTCGATATGCAAATATACAAACTATTCTCGAAAGAAAAAAATTTTTCCATTATTTTTTGAGAATTCATTTGTTAAAAATAATTAAACGGCAATTTTAGTGCGGCTTTGAAATTGCTGTAAACAAAGAAACAATAGAAACAATACTCCTATATATTTCAAACTTAATTTCTTAATTTCCGATTAACATTAATGTTAATAAGAAATATCGACTTTTAATACGAGAAGATTTAATGAAATTATTGTTTCTTTGTTTACAGTATATATAAGTGATTAATTTTGAGCACTTTAGGCGTAAACAATGACTTGTTTATATTGTTTCTGTTGTTTACCGCTTTATGAAGTATTTTGCACACAGCCATATAATTACTAAGGCTATGGCGGTTATCAGGTATTCACCAATATTAATTTTTACCTTTTGCCATTTAGTAAGCCGAGCTTCTACAGGGTATGCAACTTGAATTGTATCAACTTTTTCTCGCCAGAGAGTATCATGCTTTTCTATGTATTTATACAAGTATTTATATTTACTGAGATACACGGTATCGCCTTTGCGCTCTACATAGATTGAATCTCTATGATATATGCTATCAATTTTGGTCTGAGATAAGTAAGTAGTATCTCTTTTCGTTGTTTCCACGGGCACATATTGAATTGACTTACAGCTATATAATATAGTGGCTAAAAATATAAGTGTAATTATTCTCGCTAATTCTCGCATAATCTTTGAGTTTTATTTGTTACTATTCATATTTAATATAAAAACCATTCTCGCAATAATTTCTTATATGCGAGAATGGTTTTTATGTGCTTCAGAGGTCTTTATACTCGTACTTAGCATCAAAGCTGGGGCATGCCTTAGCTGCAAATTCTCTGTGTCCATGAATAGTAGCATTTGGGTATTTTACCTTTAAGCTTTTCAGCAATTCGAGTAAAGATTGCTTTTGAGCCTCAGTGCGTGTATCTTTAGGAGTTTTACCGTCTTTAGCAACACCTCCTACATAGCATATTCCTATAGAATTTGCATTTTGACCTGAGCAGTGGGCTCCAACTACACTTTCATCTCTGCCTTTATGAACAGAGCCATCGAGCTCAATTACATAATGGTAACCAATATCTTTCCAATGATTGCCATTAACATGCCAATCTCGAATAGTTTCGGTTTTGACGTCTTTTCCTTCAGGCGTTGCAGAGCAATGCACTATAAGCTTATTAACTTTTCTCATTTTTCTTTATTGTTAAGAGATACTTGTTTTACTATTTTATTAAAGACTTCGTTGCCTTGTTCAATAGTAGCTGCTTGAATAATCTGCTTAATCATATCTGGAACATCTCCGGCATGCGCTTTTCTTCTTTTGCTATTTTCTAATACAGATTTGCCTTCTATACAAAGTATTGCTAAAGCACAAAGCATAGTTGCAAATGGCAGTATATAAAACGATAGCAAGCTTCCTAAAACATCTACCATAAATGCAAACATGAGAACTCTAGCATAATCGCCTATTTTTACAACAGTACGCCTAAAGCCATGAGACATAAGCTTTTCGCCTAAAATCTTTGCTGTTAACGTACCACTCCAAAAATCAACGATACACGCTATAGTAGAGAAAATCCAGCATATAACTATTATTACTACTCTAACAGTTATAAAAAACATAAGAGCTTCTAGGTCTTTTGCTTCAATGAGTTCTAGCATAGCATTTTCTTTGTTATGTTATAAAATATGTTTCTTATAATTTCACCAACTAGATAACTAGCATTTTCGCTATAAGGACTGAAATTCAACGTTTTAGCAATATGTTTTTCAATGTGGTCTACTTCATGAGCAAAGCTATTGAAAAATTCCCAAATGTTAGTAGTTTTTGATACTACTATTGCGCTACGTTTATATTTAGGATTGCTATAAGCTATTCCTATATTACGCCTATTTGAGTATAAAATTTCTTTAGCTCTATTCAAAAACCGTTTACTACATTTTAAGCTATACAACTCATCTATTATTTCTTCTGCGTCATTGGCATCTGTCATTATAAAGTATGATATGTGCCAATTAGCATAGTTTTCAAGATAGAATTTTCCTGCTATCATAGAATTTCTTCCCAATTGCTCTAATAAAGAGGCCATCATACCTTTCATTTAGGATTGTGACTTGTAAAGTTCTTTTAGCTGTGTTTTTAACTCACTGTTTTCCTTCTCAAGTCTTTGCCTTTCTGCTATTTCAGGATTTAGCATGACCATTATATTCTTGCAGCTTTCGATAATCTGCCTATGAGCGTTAATAACATCATCTGCAATAGCGACTTCGCTATTATGCATATATGCTGCTACTTCTGCATTTACAGCATCTCTGTTACAAGATACAAATAATCCATTACCACAATCCTGAATATCAGTAGAAGGAGTTAGGCCTTCGATAGGCTGAACTTTGTCTCCTATTTTAATGGACAAATCTACGACTTGCTCTTGCTGTTGAGGTATAAAGCCGACATAAGGTTGTCCTGGAGTTGGAATTGGATATTTCTGCCGTATTTTAGGCTCGGCGATAACCTGTCCTATCTCCAATTTAGGAGAATTATCTTTATGAAAGATATAAACTGTACTGCCAGTTCTTAGATTTTGAAAAGCCATGATTTTTAATTTTTAATTACGTAGTCGCTGTTGGAAATACATACAGAGTTCCATCTTCTGAGTCGTAAATAGCTAAGAATATACCTGCTCTTGCAACATCAGCTACTGTTAAAGGAGCTCCAGTTTCATAGTTGATAGCTGCTTGATTGTTTCCATTTGTCGTAAATACTACTGGCAAAGTTGCTGTTGTTCCTGTAGGAATAGAAGGCAATTTGAATAGTATCAATCCGACAAAAGGAGCATTAAGAAATCTATGGTTCTGAAAACTAAAGCGTACCTCTGAAGTGTTAACTGTCACTGAATTTGCTTGAAGGCGTGGAATACCTTGGCTATTAGCGAGTATGTAAGGGTTAATAGGATATGACATAATAGCCTCCTTTCTCTAATTAACCCCAGCCACCATTATTGCCGCAGTTATAGCCATAGGCATATGGATAGCCACCAAACGCACCGCACGCACCATAAGCTGCAGGCGATACCTGAAGAGGAATGCTAAAGCCAGTATTGACTTTTACATAATTGTCAATCACCCCTCCAGCTCCTCAAAGTAATACGTCTGCCCATAGTTGGACATTTACATTATCATAGATGCAATATACTCCGCAATCTTCTGGCCACCATCACTAGTCGGGTGAATGTACACCGTGCCATCCGTTCCTCTGAAATACCTGTCAGCCCCATAACGGCCAAACAACGGGTATAGATTGATGTACTGACAACCAAACTCGCGGGCACATTCCTCGATAACCTTGTTCTCCTCAATGGTCAGGTAGTCATAACCTCGGCTGATATAATCATTGGATTTAATCAGAGTGGCAAATGGCCCAATCACGATTATCTGCGCATTGGGATTGGCATCCACCACCTTTTTAAGAAGTCCACGGAAACAGGCTCTGAATGTGTGGTTGTACTTCTTTATGCCTGTCACTTCCTCAACATCGGAATAGTTCCCATTAGCAGTCAGCACGGCATCTTCCGTATAAATTTCAAAGGTTGCCTCCGTAATATCCTCCGCCCCATCCTTCAAGTTCGTCAATCCCTGTATATTCGACAAATCGCCATAAGTAGGATATTTGTTAATATAAGTAACCTTGTCATTCGCTCCTCCAAAAACGATAATGACATCCCCCTTATAATACTTACTATCGGATGCCCGTGAATAAATAGATGTGGTAGAAACAGGCATTACTGTTTCTCCGCCTTCGGCTGTTCTACAAGGTTGACGGTATTTGTTTCCACTTCCGTCTTGCCAAATAGGGTGCACGTAACCAAATCCATCTGTCACTGTTTCTTCCGTCTTGGCTATATTATCTACATCTTCATAATAGGTGTCTGTATCTTCGAGGTTTGATGAAAGCAATATATATCCATACCCCTCTGTTTTCACGCCTTCGTTTGCCCCTCGTACTTCCTTTGGATTATGCCAAAGACCTGTAAGCTCGCACAGTCTGTCCTGCCAAGTTCGCTGGTAGGTAATAGAATCACCAATCGTAACCAATTTTTTGCCTTTATACTTAAAATGCGTATCGAATGTCTTTCCATAATCAAAATACTGCGTTACAAGTACGTCTGAAATTGATAAATGGAATAAATTATAGTATTGTTGCGGCGCTGAAAATCTCAAAAACGCTATATCATCTTCAATTATTACATATCTGATACTATTCTTAAATCTCGTATCGGTTTTCCAATTACCAATAACTCCAAGATAATTTTTTTCTTTATCATATTTTAAAATACTGCCGTAACTCGGAATGTTACTACACAATATTTTACCAGCTATAACTGGTATAAAATGAGAATATGACTGAGTAGAAACAGTGGTAATTTCCGAATACCCATCTGATGTATTTAGAAAAGCTCCTTTTTTAGCAATTATTTCCTCTGAAAAGATATTTATGAAATTAAGGTATCTTACATCAAACCTATCAATCTTAGTAGGAATAACATCAATTTCAGATTGCTGCTTAACATCTGTATAGGTTATCCCGTATTTATAATAATACGAATTGTACATATTTGTCTTAACAGACAAGTCCTCTTCTCTAGCATAGAAAAATACCCTATTTTTATTATTCTTTGAAGAAATACTTATCCTAACATATCTAATGCCATCTTCAACAAGATAAGCACCTGAAAAGCCGCCACCGTCATTTGGCAATGCTTTTACAAAATTCGTTTCATCATCATACCCATAAACGGGCCCATAAGCATACGCCGAGCAATAGAACTTCTCCAATCCCAATACATCAATAAAAACAGATGAACAAGCATTTGCCAATAACTGTTCTTTCCCGCTGCTATTTATCATTATGCCGTCAATAAAATCCGTAACATAGTTTATTTTATTGATATATTGATTACTTGTATCCCTGATATTGATAAGTGCCTTTACACCATCAACAAGGCCTTCAACGTCGGATATCTTTTCATCCGTATAAACTTTGTCTTCCGTAATGCCATAGGCATAGTAAGTTTTATTGTTCTTAAGATATAAATATAAACTGTTGCCCCCGATCAGTGACTGCCTTCCTGTCAAACGAACATATCTCGTGTTTTCAGAAAGGGTATACTCCGTTTCTGAATGCGATACGTACGATATGAATGCAAAATTTTCATCATAAGCGTACATATTCCCGTTTGCATAGATTTGGGAGTACACTTTATCAACGCCAAGTACATCTATGAAATTAGATACAAAAGTCCCTGCATAATCATACACACTGCCATCTGCTGGTTTAATATGCTTTCCCAAAATTAATCTATCCGGGTCTATTTTGTTATAGGAATTAAGTGTTTGAGGGTCAATAATCGTATTTTTTGCTACAAGATTAAGTACGCTTTCTGTTAAAGCTATTCCTGTCGCTTTCTTTACCCATGTCGAACCATTGTATAATAATATAGCTGCTTCATTTTCAACTATAACATCTCCAAAATTAGAATAAGTTCCACTTTGTGTTGCTAAATAAAATACAGGCCCATCAGGTGTTCCTGGGTTTGTAGAAGGAGTAGCAATATTTGCAAATGTTGCATTTTCTCCAACCGCGTTTACTATACTGTTAAGAGTACTTTGCAACACAGCACCAGTAATTTCTTGATTACCATTAGTTTTTATAACACCAGCTATTGCTGCTTTTAGAGTAGTCCAATTAGCCATTTTAGTCTATGTTAAAATCGTTATTAAAATCGTTATTAAAATCACCACCTACTAATTCAAACTCATACCCACCTATATTAGCTATAATGGTGTCAGTTTCAAACTCACATTCTACTGCTGCTAAATCTCCTTGGTCTTCCCATTCAGGCTCCATATTAAATGTAGTCAAATCATAGGTTTGCAACTTACTCGTAATCTGCTTATTTTCACAGAGCCTTACAATTCTAAGAGCGTCACATAGATATTCTGGGGCTAAGAATGTAAATTTATATATCTTTTTGCTTACTTGACTTTCAATGAAAGTATAGCCCATTCGCTCAGTAGCTTCTTCCTCAAAGTCATATTCAGGTTTACCGATTTGTGTATTCAAGTAGCACTTAAATTTGAAATTGTCAGAAAAATCAACAACTCCATTTTTAAGTTCAAAATTGTAAGAATTACTATACTCTATAAGCAGATAATCATCTACTTTATTGCATACAGTAAAAATATCAGAATATATAGTTCCTAAACCAGATATAGATATTGCTAAGTAATATTGGCCTTCATATTTAATTTCTACTACAGGAAGAGTGCCAGGGTATTTAAGAAGCTTAAAGCCAGTATATGACTTAATAGTCAAGCCATTTTCTTTTATACTAGTCGTTATATCAGTATATTTTCCTGTGCTGAAGTTATATAGCCTAACCCAATTCACAGACGTACCACTAGCTAAAACTACTTGAAATGGCAATAACATATTCTTATAGGTTATTAGCGGATAAACCTGGCCAAAAGCATAATCTTTACGATGATTTTGCAGTGCAAGATTATCGTAAAAAGGCAATGGCGATATGTTATTATTCACTAACTTCATGCTGCTAATGAACAAATAAAAATCGATATAAGAAAATTTCTTAATAATTTTTAACGCACAATTTTATTGAGGCGCATAAAGTAATATTACTTTAGCATGGCGAGTATTTACATTGACAGAAATCTCATCTATTTTTCCATTCCCTATAGTAGTTTTAATTAGCTCAAGTTCATTCAAATCTTCTTCTATAGGAAACTCTATAGTATGCTTCATACATTTTTTTATATTCCGTACGTATAGGCTATTTATAGAATTAGATTCTATACTATATGCTGGCATATCCCAAAGATAGAAATTCTGCAAGTATATCCATGATGCATACCAATTTTGTACAACTGCTTCATATCCATCTCCATTTTCATCTATAAGGCTATCTACTGTTATTATTGGTAATTCTAAATTTTGGCCATTTTTAACCGGGCATAATAGAACAAATCCGTCTTCTGAAAAGTTTGTTGGATTAAATAACATATAATCCACGTCAGATGAAAATTGCCCAATATTTATTTCTTCTGTTTTATCTTTTTGTATATAGTTAGACTTCACATCAATGGTTACACCTCCAAACAAATCAGTTACATCGTCCATCCACCCAAATTCATATCGCTGATTTAAGTCTGATTTTTCAAATTCTACTTCAGATTGGAAATAAGATGATAACTTCTTATTAAATTGGTCTGTGAGTTTAGTAAAATCGAGTTGATAATTTGACCTACTAGAATAGCTTCCGCCATTCATAAAGAAGTATATATGCTCTATTTTGAATTTATTGTCTTCAATATACCAATAGCATCTAAAACAATCACGTAACATTTTCATAAGCTCTTCAAGTGAAATTTCAGCTTTCTGAGCAGGCTGGTCATAATCACCTTTTAATATATTAGTTTTTTGGGTAATATATACATAAAATCTTGCTAATCCTAGCGGATTAGTTGTGCCATATAGAAATTGACTATATTCTGCAGTTGGCTCATGTGATAATGTAGGGTCTATTTTCTTGAGAATAGCCTTTATGGCCGCGCCAATAGAATAACTATCTTTTAATACATACTGCTTTCTTAATTTTTCTTCAAAATATTCATAAAAGCTATCATATACATACCACAGTGAAGCATTTGCCCATGAATTTTTGCTAATAGGTAAAGGTCTTCCTAAACCTGTACTACTAGGAATAAACCGGTTAGTAAAATACTGTCCGTAATCATTTAGACCATATTTTGTTGGCTCATCTACTGCTCTAGAAGTACAAAAGAATAAACCTCCTTTTAAGCCAATACATTTTTTATAGTTTCTATTATCAGTGACAAAATCATCTGATGGTAAATTATAGGTATTTTTAACACCTTCTGAGTCTTCTACAGTATCTACATCACAAAGTAAGCGCCTATATATTCTATATGTAAACAAATTACTTATAGTACATGAGTTTTCAGCATTTTCCACATCTATTAGTTTAGAGGTATATCTTAAGTGTTTATCATTAGTGTAATCTCGGTCTTCTGAAAACAGCGTTTCATCATCGATATTAACAGCTGTTTCAGATTTATATAGTACTTTATTATCTGAATTTCTTTTTATCATAATAAAGTAGCTTACATCTGTAAATGGTGGTTTAGCATCAGGATTTTTCTCTAAATAGCAAGTATAGCCATTCCAGTTGCTATAATAACCATTAGTTCCGGCATATACGCCATTAACACCTGCTTTGTTAGAATTTCCTATGTAAAATTCATTACCAGATTTTATATAGGAAAAATAGAAGTTATTTACAAGCGCAGCATTGTCATCTATGATTTCATTCACATCATCTTCCCAATAGGTACCACCGAAGAAATTAGTTATAGAATTGGCACCACGGACATAAACTTGCATGAGTGAGCGTTTATGCAAGTTTATTTTTGATATTTCAGGAGCAAGTTTTATAAGGTCATAAGTATTTTCATACTTGTTCATAACCTCAGTATATCCATCTACTGCTGTAGTTTTAAGTTCACATTTCTTCTTATCATGGTCGAATTTACAATCAGTCTTACTAAATTCACCTCTATAATATTCAACCCATTTTTTAGAAGTATTATTATACTTGTCTATTATGAAAACAAGTTGGTCTTCTATACTTGATTGGCTTACAACTTCGTAGTCGCTACCGAATAAGTTTATTTTTCCATCTGGTGAAATACGAAAAAACTCTTGGCCACTTTCTTTTGCATATTTCTTATTAAGCTCTTTGTAATGAGGCTTCACTTCTACTTTATCACCACCATTCTTTGATATGTAGAATTTATATTTTGGAGGTATCATATCTTTAGTTTTTAATTATACGTTTAACATTTCTATGTTGCATTATAACGGTTCCATCTGGCATAGTATAATACCTTGTTTCATTCTGCTTTCTAATGCTCTGCACGTCATCTTCAATTCTAGAGAGGTCCATACTATTATTAGAATTGAGAGAAATATTTAGCCTATCAGAATTACCAAATGCATTTAAGTACTTATCTTCGAATGTTCCTTTGTTGAAGCTATCTATTACATCTGGTAGTATCTTACGATATTTTCTTGTTCTTTGCTTATTAATGATAGCAAGAGCCTCACCACCTTCAGCTTTCATACGACGCTTCTTTTTATTCTCTACACCCAAATCGATGTCATTACCTGATGCGTGAGAACCTCCTTCCAAGAACTCAAGACCACCTTCACCATATTCTTCTGACTGGCTTGCCGTTACTTGTTTAGCTTTAACTTTTGCAACAGCGAATGAAGTCCACATTGTGGCAATGGCTGCCAATGCGAGAGCTGGGCCGACGATAGGTATTGAAGAGAATGAACTCCACAAATTAGCAGATGCTGTGACAAGCGAAGATGCCTGAGTAACAGTGTTCATTGCTTCTTGACGTTTTTGGGCTGCCTGCAGCATTTTTTGTTTTTCTTGCTGATTTTTCTTTTCTTGCTCTAATTCTTTTTTAGCAGTAGCTACGTTATTAGCATAGCCATTATTGCGAGCCTCAACCTCGGCATCATAGGCTTTTTGCGCGGCCTCTACTCGCTTTTCTGCGTTCTCAACAGCCTGTTCAGCTAATTCAACTTCAGCATCCATAATGGATTGAAGCTGTTCTATTACTATATTTACAGCATCTTTTAGGGCATCAATCTGGTCATCATCAAAGCCAAGTTTCTCAAGCAAAGTACCGCCTAAACCTTTTTTACCGATGTTTTTAATAAAGTCATCAAGCTCTGATAATTCACGGTCGATGCCTTTAACCGTGGCTTTAGCAGCATCTATTTGAGCTTGACTCCAATCAAGTCCACCAGACTCAGCAAGTCTTATCTGTTCTTGCCATCTGGCTTTTTCTTGCTCAAGCTTAAATCGGGTTATCTCAGTTTCACTGCGCTTAACTTCATTAAATACAGCTTCATCAAGAGCTTGTTGCTCATCAAAGCTTGACATATTAAAACTACCAACAGTAATAGCCTTTTGTTTATCAAAAGATGCATTTATAGCGCTTGTAGGTTGTCTTTTAGCTTCTGGTAACTGAGCATTCTTAAGTAATGCTATTTGTCTTTCTACATCTAATCGCTTTAATGAATTGCTGAGTTCTTCATAAGAACCTTTTTTTGATACTTCACCTTCTAATTCTAACAACTCTAATAGCTGTTCAGCTTTTTGTATTTCTACATCTATGTTGAGCAAATCTAGACTTAGAGTTAAGCCTTTTTGCTTGTTCTTTATAGCATTTTCTATATCATCTAGTGCTTTGATAGCTGTTTCTTTTTGGCTTTCTGTAAGCTTTTTATATTTTTCGTCTTGACCATTCAGTATTTTTTGGATTCTAGAATATTTATCGTTTAAATCAGCTATTTCTTGATTGAATGATGCAAAGGCTTCAGCTCTGCGCTTCTTATTTTCATCCCTCTCAATCTCTGTACGGCTCTTTTGATATGCTTTTTCGGCTGCTAATGCCAGGTTATTTAGGCGGTCATCAGCGTCTCTTGGTGTACGACCTCCTTTATCTTTTTTGTGAGATTCTTCTAAGCCAGTTTCTTTAAATAGGTCATCTGCTTGGTCTTCATAAAATTTCCATACGTTGAAATAGCTTTCAACTTCTTTTTCAAGAGCATCTGCATCTTTTTGTAAACTTTCTACATTTCTCTGCCTCTGCTTTTTTAATCTAGTTTCAAGTGACAAATCAGAGTCTGGTCCAGAAATGCCGCCCCATAAAGCTTTAAAGTAATTTATAGTTTTGTCGAAAAAACCGTACTCACGCACTTTTTCAAGTTCAGCTTTATTTTCTGCAACTAATAGTTTTTGGTATTGTTGGGACACAACATTCAGCGCAGCTTCTGCTTTAGCTCTTGCTTTATATGCAGCCACTACAGATTCAGTATTATCTACAAAAGCATTATTGGCGTCATTTATACTATCAATGGTGATGCCTAATTTACTGAACTCTTTTTCATTATCTTTAATCCACTGTGTTTGTGCTTTTATATTATCCCCTAAATCTTTCCAATTTTCAGATAATCTTCTTAATACTGCTATCTGCTGGCCATAAGACCCTGTAGACCCTTTTCCTAGCTCATCATTTAAGTCCTCTAAAGCATCTTCAAAAGATTTAGCTGCATCTCTCCCTGCAAACGTCCTATCAATCCATGTAATGATTTCTTTACCATACATAGAGAATACAGTAAGTAAAACTACTAGTGCTGTATTCCAACTAAACAGTGATTTTACAATTGACTTTGTTACACTTACAGTTTCTTTACCTTCTGCTCTCAGTAATTCATTTTTCTTTCTTAGTCTGTTAATTTCATCAACTACCATAGGTATATTATTCGATATACCTAAGAAGAATGTATTAAGCGATACAGCTGCAGCGGGTAATTCTCGTACTACTTGAGAAATAGAAATGCCTAAGCCATCCCATGTTTTTTGGTAATGACCTACAGATAATCCATAATTACCTGTTGCTTCTTGCAATTTTATCATCTGCTGATAAATTGCATTTGTTTCAGCTTCAAGTTTTTTACCAGAGTCAGCAGCTTCTCTTTCGGCTGCAGACATCTGATTAAGTCGTATTTTATTTAATGCATATTGAGCTGAAAGTCTATTATAAGAACCTTCTGCAGAATTAGCAATTGTAGCTTGTAATTGAGCAATCTGATTTGCTTCTCGTATTTGAGTTGAATAAAGTTTAAGCTGCTGATTTTCTTCTGACTGAGCATAGGCAAGTTTCTCTTGAGCCTGAGCTAATGGGTCTACTGTAGCTTTCTGCTGTTTTCTAGCAGAAGTAAGCTCAGCAATCTTAGCTTTTAACTCAAGTAATCTTTTACCTTCATCTGACTGTAAATAAGCTAATCTTTGCTCTGCCTTTTCTACTTCAGACAGAGTTTGGATATGAGGCTTCATTTGGTCATCAAGGGCCTTAATCTGATTTTTTAAATTAAGAATATCATTGAGTAGCTGTTGCCCCATTTCGCTATCTGCTCTTTCAGCCGCAGTTAAAGACTTATATAGCTCAACTGTTTGCTTTAGGTCAGACTTAAGACGGTCATAAGAAGATATAGCTTGCTGGATATAACGCTGCTGTTCTACAGTTGCTCTATTAGCATCTGAAGTTTGTGCTTTAAGCCAAGCAATCTGTTTACCTGTATCAGATAAAGCTAATTTAAGCTCATTCTGAGCTCTTTCAAGTCTTGACGTAGATGCTGTTGCTTCATCAATAGCTTTACGTCCTTCACTTGTAGCTCCACTAGCAGATTTAAGAGAATGCACAATCCTATCTGCACCTGCCCTGATAGCATTTACCATTGTCTCGTATGACTGATTGAGCTCGCCAAGTTGCTTGACAAGTTTTTCAATCGAGTCATCCGGCTCAATTATATCACTATATTTTATCTTATCGTCTTCAGCCATAATTATTTCCTTTTATGCCGTTTAACACTCTTGCTTTCTGCTTCTAATTGCTGTTTTATATTATCAACAGCATTATAGAATTGAAGTACTGTCATCTTTTTAGCATCCATGCTTGTTTTTTGAGCTATCAAAAGACAAGTACTTTCAAATTGCTTATCATATTTTATCTCAACAGACTCACTTCCTATATATGATTTTGGAGAATGCATATTAAGCATTATCATATCTATAGTTTCTATCTGTTCAGAGTTATCTGTGTCATTTATCATAGAGTTCAACACAAGAAGTGTTCTTTGCTTTAACTTATCGTATGCATCTTTTTCCTTTGGATTTACAAAATCTCCTGGAAAGTACATTTCAAGTTCGGTGGTTACTTTTTTTTTAAGCCAAGTCAAAAAGTCTATAATCTTTGAATGCTTTATTTCTTTAAGCCTGGCCAATATGTTTTTAAGTCCATCGTCTGACAAATCATTAACTTCTTCACCGTCTATGCTATGAATAAGAGCTGCAAAAGCTAAGTACCTCGGTGAAATTTCATTGTTCACCATATACATATTTTGCCTCATGTTTTGCAGTTCTTGCAAAGCTTTTTTGGCATTATTGCTTTTAATGAATTTAGCAACACGGGTTATATGGGCATCAATATCATCTGCATCTGAGCCAATTCCAGAGTCTATAAGCAAATACTTATTGTACTTCTGGAAATTTACAATGGGCATTTCATCTATGCTGTCATATACCCGTACGACTTTTTTATTTACTATCAGGTTTTTCATATTAAAATTCGCGTTATAGGGGTTGATATGATAGGAATAAATATAATACTCATCTCGTTAAAGAAAATAGCGAGAATGATAGCGAGAATAAGCGACGTCCAAAAACTTAAGCAAAAGTCACAATCGAATAATTGAGAAATTAGCTTAGGTGCTTTGGTAATTATATTGTCTCTTATACCTAATTTTCCAATCAGCAATATAGCGAATGCTGCTGCTAAGGCTATATATATTAAAGCCGAAAGCAATGTTATAAAATATATCGTTGACATAATTCTCTAGTTGTTAAAGTGAACTCAATTCTAATTCCTGCATAAGGGTACATAAAGAATTGTTTATCAATATCTTGTATGCCTTCTCCTTTATAAGTATAATTGTTATATATTTTTTCTATAGAGTACCCTTTGTATATGTTTTCAAAGCGCTCGTATATATCATTGATAACAAGTTTACCTGTAGTTGTAATAATACCAGGCGTTGTTAGTACTCGTATTATTTCATCTTTAATTTCCTCAGTATGAAGTACTGTTTCATCATCATAGATACTACTTAAGTCATACCAAAATATAATGGCTCCACTGAAAGTATACTGAGGCAAAGATTGTACTACTTGAGTAATCTTCTGTGGGTCATATATATCAAACCATGAAAAGTTACCAAAATTGTCATTGGGCAAAAGTGACACATATTCTCCATTGCCATTATACGATGCTGGATATATGAATTTATTACCATCAGGTCTATGCTCTACAAGCTTATAAGCTCTTCCAAATGCATAATTAAGCCACTTAAGCTTTTCCATAAGCGATTTTTGCATATCCTGCAATATCTTATCAAGTAACACAGGATTATCCTTATATCTTATTTGTACAGAACTTTCTTTCATCGTCTTATAGCTCTTTTTAACCGTTTAGCAAGCTCTTTTCTTATATGGGAGCGGATTATTCTTGTAAAGTTTTTATCTGTCAACCTGAATATCTCTTCCCCATATTTTTCAACAAGGTCTTGAGTTTTTTCATCACTCGCCGTTATATAAAATCCTTCTGAGTCAAATACTACATACATTGACTCATGAAAAGCTCCAGTGTCTCGTAAGGTAACTCGAGTTGTCGGTTGGCCTTTCCTCTTTTTGCTTTGTATAGTTTTAGGTGTATAAGGCATATAATCCATAATCTTTTCGCCTCGGCCATTGATACCTCTGCGATACAACTGGTCATCTGCTATTGCAGATACTATCACATCCTCTTTATCACGGACAATATCTTCCAATAGCATAGGCAAGCTATCTTTGAATGCTCTCAAGCGATATTCAAGATTGCGAAGTGTTGCATTATACCTTTTTACAGCCATACTATACAGTTCTATATTTTATACCATTGTTTTTGCAAGGAAGACAAACTCTGTCTATTCCTTCAGTACTAAGCTTAATTGCCTTAAATGCCATATCGAGTTGATAGCTAAGACCTGATTTTTTCATAGATGAAGAGTCGCCATCAACTTCATATAGAATATCAAGCCTAGAAGCATTTATTGAATGTCTATTTGTACGAACATTGGCATTATAGGCAAATTCACGAAGCATATCTACTGCTACTTGCTTTGCTATAATATCCTGAAACAGCATTCGCTGCTCAATTATGAAGTCTGTAATATCACAGCTTATTGTTATTTCAAGATTTAAGCCATAATTGTTATCATAAGTATATTGGTTGTTTTCAACATCCCATAAGTGTATAGGCTGTTTTGAAAAATCATTGTTAAAATCATCGTTAAAGTCATCTTGCATCCCATTTATGAGTTCTTCATTTACAAAAAATGGGTGCACTTCTATATATTTTGACCATGCCATCCAAGTCAAGTATTCTCTGCGTGAACATGAGTTACAAGGTTCTTTGGACCAGTCTTTGTCTTTTCTGATAGCTTGACTTCCTTCTGGAAGCTCAGATTGAAAATAGCACAAATACCAACTTCCTCCAGCATCATTGTCTTCACTCTGATAAGGCAGATATACATCATTAAGCGAAAACCATTCAATGCTGTTTTTACGTATCTTATTAAGCTTTATTATCTTGACTGGTGCATCCATGCTAGAATGCATAAGATATAGTGTATATTCACCAGGTTCTGTAAATTGTAAACCTATTTTATTGATTTTAGTAGTTACGCCTTTTGCTCTTATTGGCACAATTTCAAAGCCAACTAGATTTTTTTTATTCTTTACAACATCTACTAAACGGCCAGTTCCATCAAATAATGTTTTATTTTCGCATAAAGTCTTATATGTACCTTGCGCAATTTTTTCATCGCAATATCTAGCAATAGATTTCTGAATGCTAGCCTTAGTTTTGCTTTCAAGCCATTCGGAAAATGGATTGGTTTCAACCCAATACTCAGACTCAATATCAGGCTGTTTTCCAGTTGAATTCTGTAAAGCCTTATATAAAAGACTTCCATACTTTATGACATTGCCTTTAGAATATGACTTTTTTGCATTATACTCCTCAAAGGTCATGTTCTTAAAATCTGGAGCGATACAAGACATATTCTGCAGTGTCAGCAACGGATGAATTTGCTGAAAGTATAGGCCACTTTCGCTCACAGTTAAAGCATCAGATATTTTTAAGTCTGATGTGTCATAATTTTGCTCCCATCCTATTAGATGAAGCAGTTTTTCTTGTATATCTATAGCTCTAACCATAATTTTTATATATTTTATTGAAAAACAGGAGGTCACTAAGGTATTTTCCTCAGTGCCTCCTGCCAAAGCTAATAACAACTCAAAGATTTGCTATTAAGTATTATGCGCCGGCACCCGCCTCTTTAGTGTTAACCGGATTGTCTTCAGAGTTGACAACAACCACAGGCTTAGCATAAACTGCATCCTCGCTTGATACATTGAATGCCAGAATAGGACTTGCCAAAGTGCTAGGTGCACTGTTATATGCAGTCAAGAAGGCCACGTCAACAGCAAAGCCATAGTGCTCTTTGCGCGTACGAGTCATATCAGCAGTAGCGGCTCCTGCGATAGTATTGTAGTCACCTACAGAATCGTAGAAGTATGTACCAACAGGCATGTTCAACAGAGGCAAAGTAGCAATACCCCACTCATGACCATCGCCGGAAACAGTTCCAAGCAAGCAGTCACGCTCGAAGCGGGTCAACATTCCAAGAGAGCCGGCATTTACAGCATAACCTTGAGCATACTTACCTCCAGCAGCTGCAATGTTATTTGTCAGGTGAACAACCTTAGTGCCGAATTCATTCTGCTTGTTTACATCATTGTAAAGGCCGTGCTGCTGCAGTTTACGCATAATAGACTCAACACCAGGGTCACCTACAATATGCAACTGGCCATAGAAGTCATTTGCTCCCATCATAACCTCAAGGTCACCAAATACGTTTTCACGTTCAGTCCACTTTGCGTTGATGGCATTAGAAGACCAGTCATACAGCAGCGGGTTTTTCAAAACCTGTGTTTTGTTGGCTGCAAGAGTAGCAAGAGCGGCTTCATCAAGCTTTTTCGCAAAAGCATAGATGTACTTCATCATCTTGGTTTCAAAGTCCTTCTGAGTGCCAATTTCGTTGTTCATGTACATTGCCGGAGCAATAGTAAATCCCCATGCATAAGTGGCAAACGTGATTTGAACCATCTTAGAAGTGTTTTCACTGTCGGCGATTGTCAAGGTGCGAGTACTACCGATAGTAATATCAGCATCGTAGTCAATTACCGGAGTTTCCAGCGTGTTACCGATAGAGGTCCTTGCTTTTTGCTTCAGTTCCTCAGTGAGGATGCCAGTAGAGTCTTCAGACTGCACCATAAAAGCGTTCAGCGCACCATACCTACTGGGGCGATACTCAAACTTATCAAGGTTAGAGTTCGCACGAATGTTCTGGATACGTGTTAAAACTAGACTCATAACTTTTAAGTTTTTTAATTGTTAATACTTATGCTAATATGGTGCATTACCCTTTTACGCCTCATAGCATTTTTTCGTTTATCTCTTAGGATGTGCCATTTTATCTAATAGGCAAACTTGCCACATTGTTTTCAGTTCTCAGTTGCATTGACTGGTCTGCAAATTCCTGTGAGTCACGGGTTAAACCATTTGCGAGCAGATGTGCCTCAATAGCTTTATCAGCTTCAACTTGGCTCTTAATGCCAGACAAGTCAAGTGTTCCACCTGTTCCGCCTGAACCGGACCCAAAGCCTCTTGTTCCACCGCCTATCTGCTGACGACCTGTATCGATTACATCTTTAAGCGATGTTTCCATTACAAGCTCCTGCATTGTGTAAGGATTAAGATTGTTCTTCGGGTTGTTAAGGATATTACCATCCGCACCACGAATAACAAGCTTCTTTCCTCCTTGGCCGTCCTCTATAAAATCAGGAGTACCTTTTGCAAGGACTTCTGCTTTTGCAGCATTGAGCAGTGTCTTTTGAATAGGCTCAGTGATACCACTCTTAAACTTAAGGCCCGCTGTAGCAGCTTGAAAAGCATAATCTACATGTGTGTCCTTAATAGTTTTATCAAACTCTGCCTTTTTGGTATTGAACTCAGTTTCCTTTGTCTGAAGCTGAGTTTGAAGCTGAGTTACTTGAGCTTTAGCATCTTTCAGCTGTTGCTTCAAAGTTTCATCACCAGCTCCTTTTTCAAGTTTAGACTGGAGCTCTGCAACCTGTGCCTGAGCAGCAGTAAGCTGAGTTTGAATTGTTTTCACAGACTCTGCTTTAGTTTTGTACTCACCGAGTACGCGCTTAGCATAGTCGTAACTTTTTTCACCATCTTTCTTTTTAATGCCTGTAATGCCAAGAATATCAGTGTCATACTGACCGTGCAATGCACCGATTTTAGTACCTATAACGGTATTCTCATCATTTCTTGACATCTCAGCAATTGCATTCAGCTGGTCATCTGTAAGACCTGTTAAAGCTGAACTTTGTCGTAGCATCTCAATTGTTAACATATAGCTTTGTTTTTATTGTTAATTACTTTTGTACTAACTCTGCAGCATCTCCGTATGGGTCATGCAAGGCCGCCATAATGGTATAACCAAGGCCTTTATACGTTTTCTTGAAAAGCTGCCACTCTGCGAATGTGAACATTTGAGTATATGCTGGTGACTCTTCTTTGCCAGTCATTGGATTAAACCTACGACCACGCACAATTGACAAGTGCACCATCTTCTCAGTACCAGCTTTTGGCTCATATTCACCATTGCTAGTAGATGAAGTTTTTTCTTCTAGAACATCCTCAATATCTACAATATAAAGAGCTGTAGCATCAAGGTCTTCTTGCATTGCTTCTGTCCACCTCTTATCTTTGCTTGATTTAAGCTTCTGGAGGTCAGCTTGATGGGCTTTAGCTATAGCATGAGCCTGCTTAAGTGCGTCAACAGTGCTATTCTGCAGTTCCTGTAGTGTCATTTTCTGTAACATATTCCAAAAGTTTATTTGTTATTATATCAATTTTTTCTCTTAATGGCTTATTTGAAGCAAACTCAATTATGTTAATGTTTTCACGTTCAAATTTATCGACTAAGGTACTAAAATTTATTTTAAGCTTTACCGAATTTTCATTTAATAACTCTTTTTCATACAATTTTAATACTTCATCCAGCGTTTTATGTGGATATGGTTCCAATTGCTTTAAGATGAGCATTCTCTGAAGTACCAAAGGATTATTGCGATACTCAACCTCAAGAATTTGTTGCGATATAGCATCTAGTTCTGAGTTAGACGCACCATTCTCCTTCGCTTGTTTGTACTTAGAATATAGCTCTGTTACTGTGAAAACGTAAAACTCTGTACCCCAGTTTACAGAAGATGATATGAAAGCATCTCCATACCTGAGTTTGCAAACAGTATCTTCGACAAATTTCTGTGCCAATTCAAAGTTGGTCTTTAAGGCATTGAGAACTGAGGTTTTGCTTTCAAAGTTAGCAGTTACCTGAGTTTCATTGATAGCTTCTTTTTCACTTACAGTACCACCTGAACCAACAACAGAAATTACAATTTCATTTTTAAGCCTTGCACACTCATTGACATTATAATCAAGTGAGTCTTTATCGATAGTAGTTATCTGAACAGGATTACGCATATCTGCGACACCTTCAGATTGATTTGGTATAGGAACTTCTAAGAATGAACCAGGACCAGCTATACGCTTTTCGCTACAGCAAGGACACTTTTCAACTGTTCCATCATTGAGAATTTTATACTCGCCTTTTGCATTGCGTAGAAAACCTCCATCGCAGTAATCACCAGTCTCATTATTCTCAAAATTACAATCAGCTTCATACGCACTATATATAGGATAAGGCGCATACAAGTCTAAATGCTGCTTCGAAATAGAGAAGAACAAATACCAATCAAGATTTGACAGCTCTTTTGTAATTGGATTTTTCTTAAGGTCTTTATTTTTCTCATTGAGTTGTGTTGACCAAAAGAACCGAGCTGGGCAATATCCTAAATCGTGCTTTGCCTCTGAAATAAGTGACTGAATTTCATTTTTCTCATTCAGTTGATATACTCTTATAGAAGTATCATCAAATACAGCTATTCGATGTTCCGGCTGTTTGAAAATAAGCCACTCAAACTGATTTTCATCAAGTCTAAAAGTCTGGTAATCAATTACGGCATCAATCTCAAGCCAATAAAAATACGGCTCTGGGCGCAAAGATGTTTGTACTTGAGGAAGGTCTACTACCAAAATACTATTTGGCGATACCTGCATTCTCTTCCATCCGGTTGTCTTCCACACCTCTGGCTCATTGAGGTTATTCTTTTTATACTGAGACCAGTCTTCTGCAAGCTCAGAATCAGTAAACTGATATGAGCTTGATGAGTTACGACTATAGAAAACTCTTTCGAGTTCTCTATAGACGTCCTCAACTACGGCAGGTGTAGGCAACGGAAATTTGAACAGATGAAGGAATATGTTGAATTTATCCTTCGGAAGCAGATGCTTTACCCAATCTAAGAATATGGTAGTAGGTTGGTTAATATCAGATACAGCAATATTCGTCTCAGTATGGAACCTAAGACGACGCTGCATGTTTACAGCTTTCTGAATAGTCTGACGTTTAGCCGGCTTTTGCAGAATTTGCTTTATCTGATTTAACTCTAAGGCCATTTTCTTCGTCGTATAAATAGTTACTATCTTCAGGCAATTCCCATCCGCCATTTATGTTTGTGCCCATATTAAGAAGTCTTTCGGCATGCTGAATGCCAAACTCCTGCCTCATATTGTACTTAGGCACAACTAATGTTACTGTTTGTTCTTTTTTCTTTCTCATAACTGAAAGCTTTAAGCTTCAGCAGAAGCGGCATTAACCCAATCTGTAAGAGGATTGAAGTCCAATGTTTCGCGTTTGATGATATAGAAGTTATCGCTCCAGTTAGGATAGAATGACCATTCGATGGTATTGCTGTCCGGCTCTTCAAAACCACCAAGCTTCTTGTCACCAACAAAGAACTTACCAATAGGAATAGGCATGTACTTAGTAGGTTTATCCATATCATCTACTAAACAGCCGATATTGCCATTTTCATCAATCAGCCAAACGCCAATCTCTTCGCACATGTACTGTTTCAACTGTGCAATTGTCTTCTGTCTTTCCTGATATATAGTGGCAGAGAACGTTGTCGGCTCACGGCCGATTGTAATCTCAATACCTCCGAGTGTCTGGTTACCACCACCGAATGTACGAGCTGCACCAGGCTCAGAAGTAGGTCCTTGAATATACGGAGAAACTGTCATTTTAGAACCATCAGCCGCAGAAAACAAGGCAGAAAACGATGCTTTCTTAGTCGGGTCAGTGACAGAGTTCTTCGTTCCAGCTGTCTTATAGATGCGCTGGAATGCAACTTTTTGAACTTGCCCCATACTCTCCTTGCATTCAGCAGTCTCAAGGTCGGCGATATGAGCACCGGCAGGGCATCCACAGTTTAATCCCATATTATTTATGCTTTTAATGTTAATACTACCGAGCAGCTACCCTTAACTTGCATCGAATTACTTGTATTTTTGCTTCGAATTGACTTCTCCACAGTGCAAATATACTAAATTATACTGTAAGTTGTACAGCTTTTAACATTTTTTAGTAGAGCATTATTTAGAGTCATTCTCGCACTATGTTCATTCAAGGCTTATGATTTAATCATTCATATATAATTAGAAGCCTAGAAATTACGAGAATAATGCGAGAATATGAATTTAGCCTAATCTTTTTATAGCTTCATACACATTTGGCTTAAGCTTATCCTTATATTTTTCAGCTATTTCTAATACGTATTCTTTTCTTGCTTGGTTATAAGCTTCAGCAGCAGAATCTATATCCTTAAAATAGCCTATAAGCTTAACTTTTCCTTCAATAGATATTTCGGCGCTATACCTATTTCCATATTTTCTATATTTTACTCCTCTTGGTAAGTTTGATTTTCGCTTTTTATTCTTTGCGAATAACAAATTTATAATTCTTGGCACAAAGCTACATGCTTCTGGAGAATATACTTTATTGCCTTTAATAAGAATATCTTTGTCTATATCAAAGCCTTCAATATAGTTTTCATCAAACCACTTTTTGAAATTAGAAAAGTACTTCCATTCTTCACATACAGAGCAATCAGCATAAGCCTTAAATTTCTCTTCATGACCAGGCCTATAGCATCTATCTATCATGCCAGTCCATGTTTTATATGCTTGAATTAGTTCTACTTTGCCATTCTCATCTTTAACAAAAGTAAGTTCTGGTACATCATTTATGCCAAAACCACAAATAGTTCCTCTTTCAAATTTCATACGCTTCTAAGTTTTATTTTTCTATTCGTTGACTTACGACTTCTCATCTCTATTACACCGGTTAATGCATCTGGAGCATCATCGTGAGTTGATTTTCGCTTATTATCTTTACGGTAAGTTGTAATAGCATTATAAAATTCACGCCATTTCTTATCCCAGTTTGCAGGAAATGCAACATCTGAGTTAACAAGGGCTGAATTTGAAAAAATACGAGCTGCTTTATTTTTTGTTTGTGTAAAAGTATGTATTACCGTTTTGAAGTTATGCAATCCTGCTCTTACTTTAGATTTTACATTTCTAGCAAACTGCCTACCACCATTATTGGACTCTATTAAGCATTCAGATATACTGTTTTCTGTGAGCATTTTGGCTAATAATACTTCGGTTTTTTCCATCGGCTCTTGTGTGTATAATATATCTATAACATATATAAGTTCTGGAGTATTTATGAAGCAAATTGCGCATAAATAATCAGAACCAGTATCAGCAGTATCAACATAGCACCATCTTTGTGAAGCTTCATGACCAGATGGCAATTCTATATTTTGATATGTTCTAAACTCATGATACATAAGACCCTCAGTAGGAATTGGGTTTTGCATATATTGGGTCTCAAATACTACTGGGTTAATCTCTCGTAGTTTATACAGTTCTTCAAGATTGTGCTTCATTGGCCAAAGAGCATGTTCTTCTCCTGTCTCAGGGTCTGTTTGTATAACTGGAAGTGATAAAACAGTCCATGTATCTGGCTCTATCTCTTGCAAATAGCCACAGAGGTCATGCTCATGTAGTCTTTGCATTATAATAATGATAGGTGTCCTGCGTGAGTTAACACGGTTACGTATTGTATTTTCGAAACGCTGATTTATGCGCTCTCGTATAAGGTCAGATGCCGCATCGTCGGCTTTCAGAGGATCGTCAATCATAATTGCGCCTTGAAATATATTGGTTTTTGCATCTATCATTTTAAGCATTTCATTCGTGTGGTCATCGAAAACAAATATATCATTGCCTCCATCCATTTTATCTATTTCTTCATCTACTGACCCAGCACCAAAACCTGTGACCTGACCTTGTGTTGACACTGCATAGAGTTCTCCACCTGCTTTAGTTTTCCATCTCTTAGCTGAACCTTTCTCAGATGCAAGAGCCGAATTAGGAAAGAGCGTTTTATATAGTTCTTCACTCATTATATTACGAACGGTATCTGAATTGTCATTCACGAGTATATCTGAGTAGGACAAATGCAAAAATCGGCATCGTGGATTTAAGGCGAAGGCCCATGAGATAAATGATTTTATAACAACCTCAGTTTTAGAATAGCGTGGAGCAATATTGATAATTAATCTGGTAATTTTGCCATCCACAACATCTTGCAAAGCTTCAAATATCTTTTTATGATGCTCTGCTACTATAAATGAGCGTTTATATTGACATTTAAACATTAGTTTAGTATACCTTTCAAATGACGTAAGAGCCTCAAGACGTAACATTTCTACAGGATTTACAGTTCCGGGCTTTGTGGCATCTAATGCTGTTTCTTGCATTTCTTTTAATGACTTCATGCTTATGCCTCCTTTCTTGTAATATATTCTAATTTCTTTTCTGCCTGTTTTCTAGCAGCAATAGCTTCTTCACGAGTATTATAGCATCCAAGTGATATATACTTTCCACATCCATTTCCTATATATGCTCTCCATTTTCCAGTAGCTTTTATTAAAAATACACCTGGATAGCCAGAAGTATTAGAAATTCTGATTTTCAAATTCCTGCTATTCTTAACTTTCGTAACAAGTCTTAGATTAGCTATTCTGTTGTCCGCTCTATTACCATTTATATGGTCAATTTGAGGTGTTTCATCTGAAGGCCATTCTCCATAATGATAAAACCAGACTAGTCTGTGCGCCTTATATCTAACTCCACCCACACATATAAACACATAACCAGATGCATTTTGAGTTCCAGCCTCATCTCCTGGATGCATTTGATGTGATGCAGGTTTTTTCCATATAAATGTTCCTGATTCTGGTTCATACTCAAGAACTTCAGTAAGATAGCTGTGCGAGAGCATTTGCTCTTTTCTTCTCATTATTATATAATTATCTTCCATATTTTACTTTATTAAGTTTTCACGTATAATCAGATACGCTTCACGACTTACAGGCACATTAGGAATAATGCCAGTTTGGAGTTGTTGCTGTTCGGGCAGGTTCAATTGCATTTGACCTTTACCGAATATACGGTCCCAAAGCTTCTCAACTGTTTCTATATTGCCGAGTTTCATATCCTCTATGAGGCGCTTAATAACTGTTTTGATTACAACAGGTATTTTCTTGTTATTCATAAGAGCCTGAAGCTGGCTTTCATTACAAGTCAATAAACAAGCCAATAAATTAGCTGTGTCTTGCTTTGTAAGCTGAACACTTAAATTGATATTAAGGTTAGTAAGAAGCTTTGTTATTTCAGGTCTTGATGCTCCTTGTAACTGAAGTGCTGAGCGTATAGTTGATGAATATGAACCTCTGCCCGAGTCATGGCGTTCTGCTAACTCAGTTGCTTTAAGTGGCTCTACAGTCTGGGCCTCAAGTGCCTCAATAGCCTCAACTCGTTTTTGCTGTTCTACGATACGTTTAGCTTGAAACTCAGTTTGGCCATCTGGTATTTCTTCCACGCCGAGTTCTTCTGCTAATGATTGGCGTTTTTCTTGTTTTTCCTTAAGACTGCGAAGTCTTGATTTCTCAAGATACTTAATACGAGCCAATTCCTTCGCATCTTGTTTTGATTTGATGCGCGTGGCCTCTTGTTCTACAAGCTTAGATGTATCTGGATTAGACATCCCAGGAACTACTGGCCTGTTTGGCAATATATCTGCTAATTTCTGTGCTATTTTATTTGTTTTCATATTGATTATTATACTTTTGTTGTTTATCTAATATAGTTTTACTTTTTTCTTCTAACATTGCATCTTTTTTTATTTGGCTTTGCAACTGCCTATATTCGGTCGCTTTTCTAAGGTCTGGTTCTACTGTTATTATATCATCTGTATTATTAAATCTCCATACAGAGCCGTATGCTATTCTTCGCTGGCCATTACAGCACATATATATAGCGCTCGGATTGATTTTTGTAGATACTGAATTTACATATTCTCTTATAGAATCCCACTTTTTATAGAATTTATATGTATTTTCTGCTATCTTAGTATACTGATACACAGCCCTATGTGGATAACTACGTATAGTGTCTGTTCCTGATTTACGTATTGTGTCTGGTATTTCCCATTTTGCGGCATATCCTGGTATGACGGCTTTTTCTGCTGCACATTTATTTAGACTATTTATTATATTATGCCCGTATGGTGCATAGGCACTATACTCATCTATCAACTCATACATTTTTGAATATACATTTAACAAGCCGTTTGGTAGCGATAAAGCATTAAAAGGAATTTCTTCTGTTGTCACCGTTATGTATTTGCTTTCTACTATGGCTTTTACAAGGTCCGGATTATTTTTGCGTAACCATGAGACGTTGTGAAACGCATTGTATATAAGTCTATCTATTTTATTCTTTACAGAAATGGCGTTAGTTTCTCCTGTCCAGCCAACATAGAACTTGTTATCATATTCAAATTCTAGTATAAAATAAGCGCTTACAGATTCAATATTAGAACCTTCTTGTAAGTCTACCAAGTACTTGTATTTACCTATTCGTATCATGTGCATATTTTTAATGTTCTTGCAAATATAGCCATAAAGGCTGATAGGTGAAAATTCTCGCGGAATAAAAATCAAAAATTAACATTTTTTATATTAGTGAATAATTAACATATTAATATCATACTTCACAAGTATTTAGGCATGTATCTTAATCAGTGAATAGAAAACTAAGCTCTTGTTTTTCATGTTTCTACTTCACAAAATAAAACTAATTGAAAATCAATAATTTATTAAATTTAATTAGTGAATAGAAATCAAAGGGCACAGAAACAATCATCTCTAACTCTTCTATGAAGTCTTATACAGTTATATGTGATATATGATAAGCCTATCTATTCACATATCACTATTTCAAATCTATTTTATCTCTCCTATATATTTATTGTTTATATTGTTTATTAAGGTCTAATTTATTGAAAATCAATCAGTTATTGAGAAACTTCCCTTTGATTTTGCATGTTTATTTTGTTTCTTTGAAAATTATTTCTGAGCGTTCATTTCTTTATTGCGAGAATGAGAATTTTGTCAATTCCCTATTAAGTCTAAGGGCCTAGATAGATATTTGCGAGAATGTATGCGAGAATGAGAATTTATGAGCCTCTGGGCCTTGCTCATACTTATATATGATTTGAATCCCAATTTGCGAGAATGATTTGAAGCCAAAAAATTTTTCTGCCTATGGACATGGCTCTATATACTATATATAAGGGGCACCCAGGCACTGCAGCAGGGGCCTAATTTCCGCACACGCAAAATTCTCAAAATATAAAAATCTATTTGGTTAAAAAGCATTAAGCCTGACAGCCTCATTCGTTAATTATGGCCTAATTCGTTAATTATGGTTTGATTCGTTAAGAAGCATTAAGCCTGATAGCCTCATTCGTTAATTATGGTTTGATTCGTTAAGAGGC